ATCAGCCTACTTTCAGATGGATATCGGCATGGCCGGTTTACTAAATCCGAGTTTATCGATAGAATAAGCCCGCATCGCGATAAGCTTGCTCGCTTTGCACAGGCGGGTTATTACCCGACTCCAGGCCAAATAATGTTTCACACCTCCCCGTCTAACCAGATTCGCGAATCAGTTGCTTCGGCTGGGCGAAGAGCTGGCAAGACACACGCCGGCGCAAATGAAACCGCCGATATGTCTATCCCGGCCTGGGGCCTGGATGCAATGCGGAAAAACGGAATATTGATTAGCAAGCAGCAAGAAAGCGAGATGCTCCTCGCCGCGATAGTTATTCCCGAAGGTAAGAATCACAAAGCCGCCCCGAGAAAGTTTATAGATGCGCTAATAAAGCGCGGCCTCCGGCCGCATAAAGACTTTACTCATAATAAAACCGCGCAGACAATTACAATCTATAAAAACGGGTCGGATTCAGAGCCATTTCTCGAAGTTCAGATCAAGGCAGTAGCCGCAGACCCGGACAAGATTAGATCGGAGGGTTATGTTTGGGTTTGGTTCGATGAGGCAGGATTCCTAACAAGCCCAGCCGCGCTTGAGGCTGCAAGCCCAGCGCTGGCAGACCATAACGGCTTGATGTTGTTCACGACATCTCCTGGGGCAAGCGAAAATAACTTTTGGTTTTATGATCGCTTTATTGATCTTGACAAGCAAAATGATTACTGCGAAGTAATTGAATGGTGGACTGAAGATAACATTCACCTGAGCAGAAAAGTTATTGAGCGGAGCCAGCAGCAGATGGCTGCTCACGTTTTTAACCGTGAGTACCGGGCTACTTGGGAGATTGACCGAGGAAACGCACTTCAGCCAAGCTGGCTTCGCTATTATCAGCATGATCCGCTCGACCCAACAATTAAGTCCGATCTTCACACAACAAAGACAAATGAAATAGACAAGCGCTATTACGACTTTTACATTGGCGTTGATCCGGCAATATCAGTTAATCAAACATTGGGAAACGATCCCGACTTTACAACGGCCGTTGTTCTTGCCAAAGATAAAGAAACTGGCATCGGCTATATAATTGATATGCGCCGAGAGCGAATCACCGCACCCGAACAGCTTATTTTGATTGAAGATCTATATAACGAATACAATCCAATCTCAATCAATATCGAAGCCGTCGCTTATCAGCAGGCTCTCGTGCAATTTGTTGCAACGATCCCCGGGATCAGACAGGCCTCGGTTATCCCGGTTAAGACAACAACAAAGAAAGATATTCGTCTAAATCAGCTTGGGCCGGTTATCAAGTCTGGAGTGATTAAATTCAACGACAAACTTAGTAACCGCGACTCAGGGGGCAAGCTCGTCTTTGAAGCTTTTTTTGAAGAGCTAAAATCCTTTCCGCACGGCAAGCACGACGATACTCTTGATGCGTTAGATATTGTTATTCGCGGGGCCGGCATGTTTTTGATAATGGACGGCTACATAGGCGAAGAGATTGCAGAAGAAGATCGAGACATGATTTTTAACCAAAGCGGAAGCAACCGCAATATCAATTATCTGAAAAAGCTTGGAGAGGCGGAGAGGCAGGAAAAAGAAGAGAAAACGTACCACGAAAAAACGCTAGTCGGATTTGATGGCTACAGCGACTACGATAATTTTTAAACTTTTGAGAGGAGAACAATGAAACTACTAGAGAGCAATTCAAGAAAGCGCATTCGCGATATTAAAGATGCGAACAAAATTAAGAAAATCCGACCGAAGGGGGCGCTGTCAAAAACCGAATCACGAGTTAGCTGCGTCTCTTGCCATCGGAACAACCCAGACAAGGATGTCGTCGAGCTAAGCAAGGCGACAGCGCGCCTAGGGGGTAAAGCCCAGATTTGCGAAAACTGCGTTGAGAAGGCCTCTGTGAAGCTTGGCTGGGGTTCTCCGCGAAACACAGCACAAATTGTTCAGGAGCAGGAAGAGCTACTCCAAAAAATAGAAGAGGCAGAAAAGGCCAATGCTAAGCTAGCAAAAGAGAATACAGAACTTCTTACAAAGGCCTATCCAACAACAGCAGGCCAAGGAAAATGACCGAACTACTTATTTTGTCTGCGCTGGCAGTAATTGTTTGTGTAACCGTCCTGATGCTAGCGGCGCTCGTCGTTCGACAGAGTGCCTCCGCCGTCAAGGTCCTAGGGAAAATCAATAAACAGCACAGCAAGTTTATTGTCGAGATTGTTGCCAAAGAGGCGCGCCGCCAAGATGAGCTAAATAACCGATTGATGAAGATGATCGGCATTCAGTATGATGTTCAGCAAAAGTGGAATAATTTATCTATTGATAGCGCAGCCGATCGTAATCAAAAAGAGGAACTGCTTGAGCCACTCGAGGAAAACGAAAAGATATCAGACTTTGATGCAATGCCATATCTGCCACAGGATCTTATCGACCAGGTCAACGGAGAGGAAATTACAGGAGTATCTGCTATCGAATCAGACCTAAGCATAATCCTTGACGCAGCTGATGTACCGATTGTAAACAGTGGAAGTAATATAGACGAACTGCTTGAATAATGGACGCCCCCCTCGAGAAAAACAAACTTGCCGGACCCGACGCAGATCTGATCGTCAAAATTGACGATCAAATTCGCCGCGAAAAAATGCGCCGGATGCGGTATGAAAATATTTGGCAGACGTCAATTCATTTTCTTGGAGGGGATCAGTGGCTTCGGCAGGACACGGAAACCCGGCGAGTCGTCCGAGAGAAATCTCAGGACCGCGCCCGCTATGCGGTTCGATTTACCAACAACGCTATTCGCGGATTTTTTGATGCGCGGCTTGCCAAGCTTACTCAGAACGCACCCGTTTTCAAGGCCACCCCTGCAAGTCAGGATACCGAAGATCTTCAGGCTGCTCGTCTCGGAGAAGCACTGCTAAAGCATGTTTGGAGAATATCAAACGGTCAGGCAAAGTTCTCTCAGGCCGTTCAGTGGTCTATGATCGGCCAAGGATATTGGGAAATATTCTGGGATGACACGATTGGCGGCCCAACGGACTATGTCGAAAATCCAGAGAATGGGGATCCATACCCCCCAGACGGTCCGGTTGGATCAGAGCTAGTTAAGAGCGGAGAGCCAATCCAAACCACAGGCGCAGGAGAAATAGGTATTCGAGTTCTATCCCCCTTCGAGCTATATGTTTTTGGAGCCAAAGATCCGCAGGAGGCGACAAGCGCAGTCAAGGTTGTTGGCTATTCTAAAGAGCAGGTCAAAGACCGCTGGAATGTAGACATTGAGCCGAACGGAAAAGAATTCCTTACCGAAGACTCTCTTCTGGAAAAGCGGCCAAAAAATCAAACCGTTATTGTCAAAGAGGTTTTTCAGCCGAAAACTGACAAGAATCCAAAGGGGCACTACATTGTTTACTCGGGGGAAAAGATCCTTTATTCTGGAGACTACCCGTACAACATTAGCCGGCTGCCTTTTATCAAGTTTGGCGGCATGCCAAACCCGGCCAAAGACTATGATGACTCATACATCGGCAATCTACTTGCCTATCAGCGCGAGATTAATCTAATTATCTCCCAGATTTCCGAACACAAAAACCTAACTTCTAATCCAATTTGGATGGCGCCGAAGGGATTTGGCGATGGCCGACAAAGAATGACAAACGAGCCAGGCTTGATTTACGAATACAACGTGAACCCAATCCTCAAGGATGGCGGGATGCCCCAGCCAATTGCCCCGCCTCCAGTTCCTCAGCATATGTTCCAGATTCTTGAATTTATTAAGAGCGAAATGTCCGACGCCGCTGGGATCCGCGACCTTATGACAGAGGCCCCCGCTCGAGCAGACTCTGGATTTGCTTTTCAATTGATGCTCGAGCAGCAAAATAGCCGGCTTTATCCCTACGTTTCCGCTAACGAGCGCGCCCTTAGCCAAGCGGGCCAGCTCGTCATTGCCCTTGCACAGCAGTTTTATACCGACAAGCGCGTCATTGAGCTGACCGGCGCCGCCGGCCTGCCCTGGCTTAAGTCGTTTACTAACGCCGACCTTACCGGCATTAGCGATCTTATTGTCAAAAACGGCAGCACGATGCCGGACTCCCTTGCAGCGAAGGGAGCCTTGCTAATGGAAATGTATCAGGCTGGAGCAATCAGCGAGAAGCAGCTGCTCGAGCATATTGATTCTTCAGGAATCGACGAAATCAACGCCGTCTGGCAGCAAGACAAAAACCGCCAGGCAATTGAACTCGAGCACATGAAGGGTGGAGATCAACTTCAGCAGCCAGAACCTTGGGATGACAATGTTGCCCACATGGAAGTTCTTTCTCAAGTAATCAAGTCGCCAGAATGGTTTGAATTTAGCGAAGAACAGCAAGAGAATATTCGCGAACACTACCAGCTGCACTCTCAGGCGCAGGCATCAACAGAAGATCGCCAGATTCTTCAGGACAAGCTGCGTGTTGCTCTGAATATTCAGCAGCGCGGCGAGTCGGTTGATCCAGATGTTCTTGCCCAGCTCGCTGGAGCCGTCGGCATGCAAATTGATTCGGAAGATGTTGCTGCGAATGAAGATGCCCTAAGAGAAGCTGAGCGCGAAAGCCGGCTTACCCTTGAGGATACCAAGTCAGAGAACAAGCGCAAGATGGCCGAGACGCAGGCGATGCTCAAGGCAGCGCAGGAAGACGGCCGCGCCGCCGGCAAGAAGGACCAGTCAATTCTTGACGCACAGCTCAGTGATGCGCAATCGGTAAGAGAGTTTATCCGCGAGCTAATACTCCAAGAGGCAGAAAAGGATAATAAGTCTCTTAAGGTTATTCCCATCCCAATGGATACAAATAGCCCACTTGGAACAGCAGTAACCCCGGATCAGCAGTCAGCTCAGCTTGGTGCTGAGCTCGAGGGAACGGATGGCGGAGCAGATCTTAGCGAAGCCGATCAAGCGGTTGGCGCAATAGCCGATGCCGAAGATCAGGAAGCTCTTGCCGCCGAAGAGGCGATTGCCGCCGAAGAGTCGGCGCCAATGCCAGACGATGAAGAGCTGCGCCGCGATGCTGTTATTCAGCTTGCGCAAGACGGAGAAGATGTCCCGCTAAACCCAGATGAGGAGCAGATGGTGATTGACGAGGCGATGAGCAGGCTAGAAGAGGAAGATGCGGCAAGCGGAATTAATCAAGAAGAAATTCCCGGCCCAGAGAGCCTTCCTCCGCCGGCCCCGCCAAATCAACCGCTTAGCTAGCCGGCATGCAAGATAAAAAACTTTACGATAGAGACTTCAAAATAAAAGCGCTGGCCAAGCTTGCAGCGAATGGAGGTAATCTAAATAAAACGTCTGATGATACTGGAGTATCTCGGGCTTCACTGAGAGAGTGGAAAAAGAATCCTGACTTATCAGAAGATAAGTCGCTTAAAATAGCAACGGGTATTTTTGAAGAAGACATAGCTGATTTTGTTGAAAAGGCTTCTCGTAAGCTTATGAGCAAGATCGAAAAAATTATTGACAGTGCCGACAGCGGTGACAAGATTACCGACTGCGTAAACGCACTAGAAAAATTATCCAAACTGCGCACAAGCAATAGGGCAGAAGCAGTATCGGATAATTCAGAAGGTCAAAGTGGAACTCAAGAGATGGAAGCCCAGACGATTCAAAATATGCTAGACACATACACTGAAGCATATTCTGCTATCATGGACGCCGGACTCGAGCAAGCCGACCAAGATCAAACAGAGGAGAAATAAATTGGAAAACGAACTTACAGAAGCAGACCTTGAGGACATCCTCAAGGCGTCAACCGAAGGCATTGAAGTAGATGCGGAATCAGAAGAGGTTGATACACAAAAGTCCGATCCGGACTTGACAGAAGACACTCAACACCAGCCCGAAGGGAGTGATGATGACGATAGTCAAGCAACTGGGAAGACTGTTGAAGATACCGAAACAGCCGAAGAGTCTGACGATAAGACAGACGACCAGGAGGAAGATCAAGTAGCCGAGTCAGACGCTGACGACAGCAAAATTGAGAAGCCAAGGGTGTTTCAGGATATCAAGCGTGATGAGCTTGGTGAAGAGGGGCAGGAGCTTTATGATATATTGAGCGCTTCGCACCGCAACATGCAGGCTGATTATACAAAGAAGACACAGGAAGTGGCCGATATCAAGAAGGCGATTGATCCGTTTGATAAGCACTTAGCGGAAATCGCCGAGGCTGAGAATAGCTCTGGTAGAGCAGCTGCAACATTTGGAAAGCAGCTAAAAACCAGCGATGTTGCTCAGATCTTGATTAGTACTTCTATTCGCCAACTAACAGACCCCGACGCAAGACGCTCTCAGTATGAGGCATTGCAGCAAGAGTTTGGCACGAGCGAAAAAGAAGAAGAAACAGACCCCTCCGATGAAGGCGTCATTCATGACTCTGAAGCTCTTCGCGAGCTAAAGGAATTGAAATCCGAACTCAACCAGATCAAGAGCGCTCAAACAGAAAGCACTCAAGAAAAGGCGATGGCTCAGCAGTTTAGTCAAGATCTAGAGACGTTTGAAAAAGCGTTCCCAGACATCTCTGACGAAGACCGCGAGTTAGTTCTTGCCACTTGGCAGGAAGGCGTTGGCGAAACATTTGTTGACGCAGCCCAGGTTATCTTTTCTCAAAGAGAAGAGATTGAAAGACGCGCGATGGAAATTGCTAAGGAACGCGAGCTAGAGCAGCAGAAGGTCCTGAAGTCGAAAAAATCAACAGCCCCGGTAGGAGCTGCAATAGGGGGTTCATCGCTGGTTGTATCAGACGATACCCTCAAGAACAAAGATCCAAAAGACATTGGTCCAGAAGATCTTAAGGCCTATGAGCAGGCGCTTATAGACACTGTGTTCACAGCTAATAATAGCTAATCACTAAACAAGGAGAAAAATTATGGAAGACGCAAGCTATCAGGGATCTCATGTAAATAAGATCCTTTCGGCACTGAAAGAAGTATGGGTGCCGCAACTGTGCAAAACATACAACAGCAAGACTTATCTTCTCGATAAGCTTGTCCGCAGCTCTGCTGGTATTACCCGCAGCCCGAGCGGCGGTAAGTATGTCAACATCCCACTAGAGGTCAACCCGAACACGCACGCAGGATTCGTTCCTGAAGGTGGCGATTTCGTTGAGCCAGGCTCGAGCAGCTACGATGACGCTCAGGTCTACCTCCGCGAGCTTTACTCCAGCGCCGGGTTCACTGATCGGTCAGAAGCACAGACCAAGTCTGAGGTTCAGTCTGTTATCAACAGCTGGAAGACGGCTACGGATAATGCTTACTCCGCGATCAATCGCTCTACCAACCGCGCGCTTTACGGCAACCAGCACGGTGGTATTGCAAGGGTCGACGCTGTATCTGGAGTTGGATCGGTCGGCGATCCGTTTGTAATTGAAATTCTCAATAAGCAGGTTTTCAATGGCAACTGGATTCGCCTGAACGAGCAGTTCTGCACCGGTACTATTTCCGGCCAGACTGCTACGGTTACCGCCGCTAACGTTATTATCGTTACGAAGGTAACTCGTGCAACCGGGCTAATTGAAGCCACCATTAAGAGCGGCTCTCCTGCCCCGGCAATCGGTCACCGTCTGTTTCCATTCCAGTCGCAGAATCATTCGATTGTTGGATTGGATCAGATCCTCAACGACGTTACTAACGTTTTCCAGGGTCTTGACCCGGCGACGGTAGGCGAGCAGTGGAGGCCCGTTCGGCTGGACGGAGCTAACGCCGCTATTAGCGTAGAGGCTATCGATCGCCTTCTCGAGCAGCTTGACATTGTTGCTGATGTCAGTTATCGCGATGGCGCCGACAAGGTTCTTCTGATGACGGACCTCGAGCAGCGTCGGAACCTCTATGACGAGATTACGGACAAGTTCGCTTTCTCGCCGCAGGCCATTGACGGCTTCAAGCCAGGTGGTAATAACTGGGGCTCAATCGTTCTCCCTTCCGGGCACACGATTGATTCCAGCTCGGAATTTATTCCGAGGGCTGTAGCTGTAATTAATCCGGACGATCTTCTCTTGATCGGCCCGGGATCTGGTCCGGCTCTCCTTGACGGAAAGCCGGTTCAGCGCTTTGACCGTAAGGCCCGCAAGGAAGTTATCTTGCAGGACTTCTTGAATGTTGGAGTTAAACGGCGTAACAGCCACGGCATTCTGCACAACCTGGCGGTCTAACCGGAAGGTAATAAAAGTAACAGGGGCCGAGCTGAGCCGAGCTTGGCTCGGCCCCTACTTTTACCATGAGGAACAATAAAAAAATAGAACAAAGCTCGCTAGTGGTCGCAACGGCGGATTCATCTGGGGGATACTCTCTGATCGACAACGATGTTCTTAGCATCGCCCGCCGTCTCAAAGAAGAGGTTAACGAAAACCTTCAGCTAGCTTTCAATCACAAACTTGATCTTTATCAAATTCTTTTCAATAACCAGTACGGGCAGCTGGCTGTTGTCTATACTTTCCCACCCGGCGAAAAGCCAACGCTGGAAATTATTCAAAAACTACAGATGGCTGATGCTTCCAGGGGGCACTCTAGCTACGACAATATTCTTGCGATAGACAAAAAAAGGAAAGAGATAAATAGGAAACACAACAAAGCCCTAATGGAAGAGGCCGATGATCTTCTCCAAAAAAGACTCCAAGACGAAGGACTAGTTACCTAAAATGAACCGAGCAGATATTAGAAATCATATCAAAAAACACGGAGTCGGAGACCTCGAGTACCCGGACTCGTCGATTAATGCTGTCATTAATATGGCGTACGGAGACATTCAGATTGACGGAAATCTTCCATTCACAGAGGCCGGTCCAACAACCCTTACGGTTGCCGCGAACGTTTCGGGCGCTCTAGCAGAAGTATCCTTGCCGGGAAACTTCAATAAGGTAAGAATGATTACCCACGGAGGCAATAAGCTGCGCTACCTCTCCCCGAACGATTTTATTCAGACGCGCCTGTATGGAGATGATACCGCAGCCCCGCAATACTACACAATTTACGCTGGCAGCCGTCTGTTGATTCACCCCGTCAATGAAGCAATTATCAATATTGTACTCTGGTACAATAAGGTACTTGCCCCGCTTAGCGGAGATTCAGATATCCCAGCAATCCCTGAGCGATACCATGACTTGATTGTTACCGCAGCGCTTAAGCGCATTTATTCTGCACTTGACGATGACGAAAAGTCACAGTATTACAATCAACTTTATGAAGCAGAGATGGAGAAATGCCGAAACGATGTTTCGGTTGTAGAGTACGATAATCTTGAATCAATCGGATCAGTATACAGCTTGGACTCTATGGCGAAGATGGTCCGCGAGCACGGCTACAAAAAGATTGGAGATAGCATGGTTCGCCTCTTCATCAATCAAACAATTCGCGAAATCTCATCAATGGCAAACTGGAGCTGGCTCGAAAGCGAAGCGACAATTTCTATCAGCGGAGCAGCAGCATCTCTCCCGGTAGATTGTCACAAGATCCGCGCCATCGTTGTTTCAGAGGCTGGTAAAGATTTCAAGCTAGAGTATGTTCCCGCCGACGATGTATGGGAGGAAGCAAGAGATAAAACTGGCAACCCCGAACAGTACAGTATCTGGGGTGGGCTAACCAATCTCGGCGCGCAGCAAATCCGCGTATATCCCCGGCCAGTAGCTGCGGTTTCGGCGACTGTCTATTACCTGCGCAAGCCGGAGCTTGTCGTCAATCCAACAGACTCTCCAGAAATTCCAGCGCAACACCACTCTGTCGTAATGCTTGGGGTTCTCCACAAGTGCGCTCTTGCCGCAACTGAAGATGCCGGCCTTGCCAAAATGAGCATTTATAAGACTGAGTATATTGAAGCAGTTCAGTCCCTCTACGACGACGCAATGGGCCGAACGCTAGACACACCGCTGGCAATCAAAAACGTTCGAGATTTCTAATGTCTAAACAATTCCATGATGCGGTAGATTTTTCAAAAGGAATGAACACAGAGTTTGGCGGAACCGCAAACGATTCGGCTCCGCTATTCCTGCAAGATGCAATCCTCAACCGCCAGCCAGAAATCTGGCGAAGGGGTGGGCACTTTGTCCGCCGCTGGACTGGCGAAGATCTCCCACAGATAATCATTCCGGAAAACTGGGAGGTTCTTGCTGCTGAGCTACACGGCCACAGTGCAATAAACGTTGGCATTATTATAATAATGTCCAACCCGGCGCTTAATCAAACCGTCGTTCGTTTTTATCCAAACAACTCTACAACGCACATTCAAAAGGCAATATCTACCACTCATGCCGCAACTGTTGCCTCAATCTCGATAGCCTGGAGCAAAGAAGATAAGCCAAACGGAATAGTTGTTACTTCTGATATTGCAACCTGGTTTTTGCGAATCAAAAGCGACGGAAGCTTTGCTGACGATGCCAGCGAGGGTTACATAAAAATTTCTGATAGCGCTTCTGGGGGAGGCCAGCTCTCCGGCGGCGGCTGGCTGCACACGGCAACCGTCGGACCCTACACGTTCCTTGCAAATCGCGAAGCCGGCCCCGGAATAAACGCTGGGACTGTCGGCGCCGGCCGGGGAACGCTTGCCTGGTGCCAGATTATGCGATCAGATATCTGGAACGATGCCGAGAGAGACCCGAACGCAAGCCAGATTCTCAAAAATGGCTCTTACCAAAATATTCCAACGCAGGATACGATCAACATTGAAGCTCTTGCTGGAATAAACAAAGACTTGCTCATCTTCAAAAGAAATCAGATATTGAAGATGACGGTAACCGCAAATCCCGACAACTGGGAAATTTCAAAAGCCTCCGGAGTCGGCACGCTTGATCAGCAAAGCCTTGCCTATCACGAGTCCAGCGTTATCTTTGCAAGCCAAACCGGAGTTTACATGTTCAACGGCTACGATATTGGTGCGATATCTGGCACAATTCAAACGCATTATCTCGAGTCAATCCTTGGGTATAATAATGATTGGAGGATTGTTGGCCACGTTCACAAGGACTACTATGTTTTAAGCATCAGAGATGGCGATCGCACAGCGGGCACGAATTATTGTGGCAATCACATTGTAACTTATGTCTGCCATATTCCTTCTGGAGCTTGGGGAACATTTAGTAACTGCAAGTTTATGCAGATGGCTACGCAGGATCGTGGATTTACTCTATCAACGGGGTTCTGCACAAATAACTCGAGCGACGCAGGAGCTAGTCAGCGCGGCCGGCTTATGGCAATGCAAAACATGTTCAGGATTCCAACTGGATACAAAAAAGATCCAGCGCTTTCAGTTGATGGCCAGGGAGAAAACAGCATTGTTCCTCATCGCGACGAGCTAAATCCAAGCACACCTCTCTTGAAGATTAAGACGAGATTCCAAGATATGGGCTCTCCGCACACAAGGAAAAGGCTCCGCCACGTTCTTGTTCGGTACGCAATGAAGAGAACAGAAGATGCCGATCATAAGCTTCTCGTCAGGGTTCAGCGCGGACACAACGGGCAGGGAATTGCCGCTGGGCTTCTTCCTCCGAGCGAGCACCCAGGTGAAGATATTGCCGCTTTTGGGCAATACATGACCCAAGTAAGAATACCCGTAACGGTTTATGATCAGGCCTTTAGCATAGAGATTAGCGAGCTATCAGACGGGGCGTCTCAGGCATACTATGTTGGGCTAACCGGAATTCAGCTTGGATATATTCCAATGCGCGCGAACAGAACTCCGGAGCACAACAATGCCTGATCTATTCAAAAAGATGCAGGAAGACCTTGGCGTAAATAATCCGCGCAAACAGCTAATTGATTTTCTCGAGGATGAGCTAAATATATCTATTAGCCAGCGGGGCGCTCGAGGTGGAGGCGGAGCCGCCGCCCCTTTGATTGCTAATCTGATTTGGTACGAAGAAGGCAGCCTTTTCTTTCGAACAACAAACGGAAATCCAATCAAAGTTATTGGGAGAACCAGCATTAATAAGGCCGGTATATCTGGAGGAGATATCCAATATAGTCTTAACGGCGGAACATGGACCGCCCTAGCGGAAACGCTCGGGGCTCCGCTGATCCTTTCCAGCGCCGCCGACGAGATAGCGGTCCGCTTGATTAATGTTAACAATCTCGTAGCCCTACCTTTTAGAATTGTCCTCAAACTTGAGGCGGCTTGATGCCAACCAATCTCGACACTTTAGTTAAAGGAGACTTGGTCCCCGAGCCGCTATATCGCTGGCGCTGCAACGAAGACACCGGAACAACAGTAGTCAATTGCTCTAACCCAAGCTATGATGGTACTTGGATTGGGTCAAGATCAATCGTCGAGAGCCACAACGATATTCGTGCAAGCCTGCTTGACCGGACCCAATCCAGCGACGGAGTCCGGATCCCTTTCGAGGCAAGCTGGTTTAGTAGCGGAAACTGGACACTGTCGTTTTGGCGTTATACTAATCGTCCGATAGATAATGTTCCGACGCAGAGAATCATTACATCTCTCGACGGATCTTTAGTCCCAACTAATCGGCTCGGCCTCGGCTATAATATAACCGCGTCAATAACCCAATTTCAAACTTGGATAAATACGGTTTCTAATATAGCTGCAGAGTCGATGTTCTTTTCTGAAAATGGACTCGAGACAAACAGCAGCCAGTTTCAGCACAACGGTAGCTCAGCGCCAAGTTATGGCAGCTGGTCTTTTATCGTAATTCGCTCTTCATATAATGTAGCCACAAACGAGACTACATTTAGCTTTCTTCAAAACAACACACTCTTCCGAAGTACAATTGTGTCGGCCGGACTAGTCACACCAAGCCCAAATAACGGCTACCTTCTGTTTCACTCAACCGAAGGCGCAGCGTATCAAGATATTCGATTTTATTCTAGCACAATTGGCAATGCATCACTGCGCCGGCAGTACCGCCAGAAAGAGCGTAAATTCGCTGACCTTCTTCGAGCAACTGGCTACCACAAGCTTTTCCCCCTTCACGAGATTGTTGCTGGCAATACTCCGGAGATCCTCGATATAAACCTGGCAAGCCCCGGGGATTATATGACACCCTCCGGATCGCCAACAATTGGCGATGGACCTTTTCTAAATCATGATCATGCTTGGGGGCGCAAGCATATGATTTTTAATAGCGCAAGCTCGCAGCACTTGTCTTTGCGAGACGGCTATCAGGGGACTAACTGGGACACAATTGGATATGGAGTCTACACTCCAATAAGCTCGATGGACCGTCGCTATACGTTCTCGTGCTGGATCAAGCTTGATAACTTGAATACAGTTCAGCCAATTATATTTATTAGAAAC